ATTGAAAATGCCAGTCTGATGCAGGGCGCATGGCAAAGTGGTAAATCTATTGATGAACTGCAAGCCTTAGCCAAGTCATTGAATCTAGACCCGCTTTCACCTAAAACCATTGAGGCACTTCAGGCTGACACTAAACGCCAACTGATATGGACACCAAGCCGCTCAGGAATTCGTGAAGGCGCTGAACCAACAATGGGTATGGGTTCAGCTATCGGTGCTGGTTCAATACGAGGATTTACTGGTAACCTTGCCGAAGAAGCATTGTCTTTGGTAGACGCTGAAGCTGCTGCTAAATTGCAAGCAGCTACCGACTTTGCTCAACAGCAACGCCCATATTCAACATTTGTTGGTGAAGCCATTGGTAGCACTTTATCTCCTATTCAGCGCATTCTTCCAGGAGGTGCATTAACAAGAGATATTACGGAAGGTGCTATCTACGGCATCGGTGAAGGCCGACCAGGCACTGACCTTGTTGAGCGTTTAAAAACTGGCGCTGCTGGTGGCATACTACAAGGTGGATTCGGCGCTGCTGCTCGACGATTTATGCCAGGTGGGGCAACACCAGAGGGTGCTGGAATACCTGAGGGCGAGTTTGTTAATGTCACAGGCGAAGTTCCTGCTGGCATGGCTCCTGAAATGCCCATGGGTGCAGCACCAGCGCCATCAGCCGTGCCTACTGGTGCGCCTGCTGGTGTGGCCCCGCCTACTGCTGGTGAAGCGGTAGAAGGCGTAGCTGCTGAGATTGGCCGCGATGAAATAACCGACATTGCTCGCAGGGCTGTAAGTCGTGGGCCTGGTGCATCTAAAGCTCGTGCTGAACTGGCTGAACTGGCAAAGATTGATCCTGAGGCACAGGCTGCAGCTGATCGCCTTGGCATTGAATTGCCTGTTGATGTTCTTGGTCAGAATGCACAGTTGCAAAGGATTACTGGTCAAGATCGCGCACAGATAGGTTCGGATATAGAAACCGCTTGGCGTAAAACTTACGATGCAGCGGCTGAACGCGCCTACACGGTGATGGATGAACTTGAAGCCGTTAAAGACATTTCGGGGCTTTCCAAAAACGTATTTGATAAGCTTGAGACTGCAAATAAGGGACTTGAGGTTCAAGCTGATGATCTACGCAAGCAAGTCAATGAAGCCATTGATGTAAGCGGTAGAGTCGATGCAAATGCAATAAGAACATATCTGCAAGATCAGATACAAAAATTAGGCGGTGGCAAAGAAGGCTTGGCCGGACTTTCCGCAGAGGAGAAAAAGCTCTGGGCGATGGTGTCTAAGGGTAACCCAACCTATGAAGCACTAGATAGCAAGCGTGCTGAAATTGGCCGTGCAATGACTAAAAATGCTGGGCCTTGGGTGGATTCAAGCGAACGACGCATAAAAGATATTTATGCCAAGCTTGCTGACGATCAGATGGGCTTTATTGAATCCAGTGCTGGTAGAGAAATTGCCGATAAGCAACGCGCTGCAAATACGCTGTTCAAACAAATGTATGATGGACGAGCGCAAATGCAGGAGATTTTTGGACGCAATTTGTCCAAAGACCTTGGGCCGCTTATCACAACAGCCATTACTCAAGGTGGTAAGGGCGGCGTAGAAGCCATCAATAAACTACTTACAAATATTCCGGAGAATATGCGTGGGACAGTTTTAACGTCTGGATTATTCAGCACGGCTACAGGTGCAAACGGCAGATTCAGCTTCACAAACTTTGCAAACACTTACAGCAAACTGCGTGAACAAGGCCAAGTTTTCAATCAGTTTGCCAAGGCCATTGGCCCTGAAGGTGTGAATCTGTTGAATGACTTTAATGCTATTTCTCGACGCATAGCTGATGCAGAAGCCAATATAAGCAAAACTGGTGCGTCTACGCAGTTGAATGCACTTAATGCTGAAAACCTTTTGCTGAAGATCGTTAAAGGTCTTGGTAGTGCGGGTGCTGCGGCTGGTGCGGCAAACGTTATGGGCGCAGATTTGCTTATGACTGCTGGGACTGTGATTGCAGCGGCTGGCGGCCCTGCCTTGGCTCAAAAGTTTGTTGGCAAGACAAATGCTGAAAAATTGCACGGACTTATGAAAAGCGATAAGTTCCGTGAGCTTGCTGTCAGTGCTGCAACTGGTGAAGGTGTTGATCGCAATATTAATCGCGTAGCTGGCAGCAAAGAGTTCCGCGATTACGCTAAATTAGTTGGCATCGACATGAAGGATGCCCGTGATTGGTTGAACTCTGCAATATCAAAGGGTGCAACGATTGCTGGCACTGAAGCGATTGGTGAGAAGCCATCTGAAGCCCCAACTGTAGAAATGCCACAATGACCTTTCGCAGTAACATAATTTCATCTATAAGCTCAAAGACGCAAGGGATTAAGTTCTAATGACCGCTCTCTCTGTTCAGGTTCCATTTCCTGTATTTTATGACCGCGATGGACAACCGCTTGATAATGGCAACATCTATATAGGTGAATCAAATCTTGATCCGGTAACCAATCCGCTTCAAGTCTATTATGATGAGGCACTGACGCTCACTGCTAGTCAGCCTTTGAAAACCAGCAACGGCTATGTTTATCGCAACGGAACTCCTGCTCAGTTGTATGTAAATGCCGTGAACTTTTCAATTTTGGTAAATGATAGCAAGAATCTTCTTGTTTACAGCTTTCCAGAAGCAACCGGACTTAGCCCAAACACATCTGGCATAACCTACAACAATGAAGAAACTGGAGGCGTTGATCGCGTCTTAACTGACAAGCTGAACGACTTTGCAAATGCTAGTGATTTTGGTGCAGTTGGAAATGGCGCAACGGATGACACGGATGCGTTGACTGATTTCTTCAACAGTGCAATCGCCAACCCTGGTGTTCCGCACAAACTCAACGATGGCATTTATCTCGTTAGCGATGTGCTTCCTGACATCGATGTCTCAAATGTTTGGATCGAAGGCGTCGGCGCTGAAATACATGATACTGGTGAGTTGATTAGCGGCTCTGTTATTAAGTGGGTTGGCACGCCTGGCACTAATGGCCCTCTAGTTAGGATTAGTGCGGCATCTGGCGCTGGAAACCAAAGAATTTCATCAGTCAATTTTACTGGAATCGGCATTGACTGCAATGAAGGTGATATTGATTACGGCTTGGAAATCCTAAGTGCGCGTTTCTGCAATATCGACGTTGCGATTGCCAATGCGGGGAATACAGGTCTAAATCTTAACGTAGTGGCTACGCTTGGAGAAAGTAAAGACTTGCAGCGTTGCAATATCTCGCTGAAATCACGTCAGATTGAAGCGCCTAACGGCTTTGGTATGGTTTTAGGCGGCGATTCGTCTGCTAACGTATCAATGAACACATTTTGGGTTGATTCTCAAATTTCTAACCTTCAGTCTATCTATTGCGTCAACAGTGATAATAATATCTGGGATTATGTTCGTATATATAAAATCCCATCAGGAACGGCTACCGAAGGCGTGTCGCTTTTGGGCGGCGCTACGTTTAATGAACTTGCCCGCGCCGAAAAATTTAATTTTTATACTGGGAACGTAAATATCCACGTTTACGGAACGGATAGTTCGCCTGCGTTTACATACCCCTCAATTGGAAATAGCGTATTTATTGATAAAGAAAATGGGACTCCAAGCCCAACGATTGACGCTGGTAGCGAAATTGGCATCATTTATAACACCACTGAACTTCCAGAAAATGCGTGGATTGACTTCACTCCTGTTGTAACAGCGGGAACGGGAACAATTACCACTTATGCAGCCGAATCTCGGTATATCAAGCGTGGAAATCTTGTTACGATTAGCGTTAATATTATAATCACAACAAATGGCACCGGAGCAGATAAGTTAAATGTTACTTTACCTATTGCCACCACCTCAGAAATGACAATCGGTGGAACTTGTTTGAACGGGCGTGAGCGTAGCCTTCTTAATGCAAGTGTTGCAGCATACATTGATGGTGGTAGTAACATTGCTGAAGTTATAACGTATGATGGGCTGTATCCTGGTGGGGATGGGGCTGTCATCAGCTTTTCTGGATCATATGAGGTGGCATAATGAGCAAATTTGAACTCCTTTTAGTGTGCTATAAATCTGGACAAGTCAGCGAATGCCAATGGCAAGAGCATTTGAAAGATGCTGATTTCGCTGCATGGTTTGACCAACACGCAAAATAACTGGAATTTCCAGACTGCATTAAATAATTAAGGTATAAGCTGTGAGCGATGAAAACGTACTTACTGTCAAATTAGATATGCTTCACAGCGATGTGGTTGATATGAAAACCTCGCTGAACGAACTATCAAGAGCAATCACCAAACTGGCTCTTGTAGAAGAACGCCAATCGCAGACGGCTGACGCAATGGAACGTGCGTTCAAAGCTATCGGTAAGATTGAAGATCGTTTGTCAGCATTAGAGCTTGCAGCGCCTAAGACGAAAGAAACGAACGCTTGGGTGGACAGATTCATCTTAGCATTAGTTATGGCTGTAGCAGGCTTTGTCGGGACTAAACTGGGCGTATTATGACTGAACCTAGTTGGCTGAAGATCGCAAGGTCTCATGAAGGACTGAAAGAGATTCCAGGCCCTCGTCACAACCAGACGATTATCCGCTGGCTAGGAAAGCTTGGTGCTTGGTGGAGCGATGACGAAACGCCTTGGTGCGGTGTCTTTGTTGCCCACTGTATGCAGGAAAGCTGGCTGCCATTCCCTAAATTCTATATGCGTGCAAAAGCATGGGCTGATTATGGCTCATTGCTGCGCCGCGATAGACTTGCACCAGGTGCTATCTTAGTCTTTGATCGTGCTGGCGGTGGCCACGTTGGTTTCTATGTTGGCGAGGATGCTGGTCATTATTTTGTCCTTGGTGGAAATCAGGGTAACGCTGTCAATGTGATGAAGCTTGGCAAGTCTCGGCTTGTTGCATCGCGCTGGCCTAAAGGTGAGCCTGTTATTGGCAAGCCAGTATACTTGAATGGTGGTTCTGTTTCCACCAATGAAGCTTAAAGGAAAACGACATGAAGAAGGAACAATTGTTTGGAATCGTTCGTACTGTGGCTGCGGCTGGCTTTGGCTATCTGGCAGGAAAAGGTCTCATCGACGGTGCGACGGTTGACTTGTTGGCTGGTGCGGTAGCGACCATTGGCGTTGCTGTCTGGTCTGTTATCAGCAAGCAACCTATAGCTGTACCTGCTGAGTAATGAAGTTTCTGACGCTCTTGCTGGGTGTTCTGGACAAGCTGTTGGGAGCTTGGGCGGAGCATCGTTGGAAGCGGCAAGGGCGTCAGGAAACTGTCAAGGAAATGAACGATGTTATTAATCGGCAAATCGAACTTGGCGAAGCTGCTATTATCATCCCTGATCCTGAGCGCGACGAGCGGCTGCGTAACAGATTTGACAGAAGCCGTTCCAACAAATAGCTATTGCGCTATTGCAAAACCTATCACCTACGACGCAAAGCAAGACACGCCTGAAACGGTAGCTGAAGTCGAGCTGCACAATAGCGTTTTTACTTGCCTCTGCGAGAGTGATTGCCCGAAAGGCAGCTAAATGGGTATTCCATTAAAAATTGAGGAAGCGTTGCTTGCATACGCTACGCCCCGTCAACGTGAAGTGCTAGAAGCAGTCAACTTGCATGGAAGCGCAATGGCTGCATCACTTGCATTAGGTATTAATAAAGGCGCTGCCAGCGATGCTTATAACGCAGTCGTAAAGAAAGCTGCTAGATGTGGTTACTCACCAGAACATGACTTCACTCGCCCTGTCCCTGATGGCTATGTAGCTAAGGGCGTCAGCACCTATTATAATAAAGAAGGCAAACCTACTGGGCAGTGGGTTAAGGCGTCACTCAATCATCAAGACCTTGTTGACGCTATTCGTGAGGCTGTTGATGGCTTCAAGGACGAAATACTGCCAGCCAGTGCTATCGTTGCTCCAGCGGCTTCTGAGGAGCATCTGTGCAACCTTTATACATTCACTGATTACCACCTCGGAATGCTGGCATGGAATCAGGAGGGTGGAAGCGATTGGAATATATCGCTGGCAGAAAAAACAATCATTGCGGCACTAGCTCAGATGATCGACCAAAGCCCAAGAGCGCATACGGCAGTCGTTAATATCCAAGGCGACTTCCTGCACACTGATGGCAAGACACCAGTAACGCCAGCCAGTAAACACGTTCTGGATGCTGACAGCCGATTCCCAAAGATACGAAGGTCAGCGATACGCATTATTCGATCACTAATTGCAATGTCATTACAACGCCATCAGGAAGTGCATCTGATTATAGCTGAAGGAAATCATGATGAGGAAAGCGCTGGATGGCTGGCTGATCTATTCGCTGTGCATTACGAAGAAGAACCCCGCGTAATTGTCAACGATAGCGTGCTGCCATTCTATGTGCTGGAATGGGGCAATACCATGCTTGGCATCCATCATGGTCACAAGGTCAAGAACGAAAGCCTGCCGTTACTATTTGCGGCACAGTTTCCTCAACAGTGGGGTAGGACTACCCGACGCGAGATACACTGCGGACATCGCCACCACAGGGACGAAAAAGAGTATAATGGTGTGACAGTTGTTCAGCATCCAACCTTAGCTGCCAGGGATGCTTATGCTGCGCGTGGCGGCTGGATTGCTGATCGTGCAGCCTGGGCTATAACCTATCACAAGAAATATGGCGCTGTTGGTCGTGTAATGATTACGACCGAAATGCTAGATGTAGATTAACTTAGATTCTGCAACGCACGAACAATATCAACAGCTCTTTCTGATGTTATAGACTTATAATCATCCCATGCGCCGCAGCCGCATTCGCCCTCATTGCGCGCAAAGCAGTCGCACTTCTTGGCGTCGGCTTCTAGCGCATTGGCGGCGGCTTCAATGCCAGCGTTAAAAGCTGCACGTTCTTCAGCGACCTTCGCAACGCGCTCGAAACTTTCACTTAATGCAAGTTTGTGGAAATTGTCGTCAGTCATCGTTCTTCTCCCTTATCTCCAGCCCACGGGCTTCCAGTGCTGCGCGGGTGCAGCCATCATAATAGCCACGATCAAACTGCGCCTTTGCCTCGACCCGCAGCCGCTCAATCTCCGCCGCTTGGGCTTCAATGCGGTCGGCGGCTTTGTTGCAGTCAGTCAGATAATCTAAGGCGATTTCTTTCTGCTGTTCCCACAGGTCAGAAACAACGGCCTTCTCGCGTTCCAACTGCTCGATACGGTCGGCGGCTTGCATGACATCTTCGTAATCTTCATACATCATTCCGTTCTGGTCGGGGATTATTCGCAGCCGCTGCACTAAATCGTCAGTCATTTCAAATGCTCTCCTACTTCGATGGCGTCTGCGATGTAATTAATGTTGCGTAAACCCATGCCCCGCAGCCACGCAACAATCTTTGCGCGTTCTTCTAGGCGGTGACGGGCAATCTCTCCGACTTCCCATGTGTATATCAGTCCGCGCCGGATGCGCTGGGCAGTTTCGTCGTCTGAATTACTGATGCGAATAAGAACTTCACGGGCTGCTTCCGTCAACTTAGAGGCAACGTCTATCAAATCTGCATCCTGTGCAATAAGTTGGCCCATTGCTTCTGTTCGGTCACTCATCGTTCTTCTCCCTTATCTCAAAGCCAGCGGCGTCCAGTGCGGCGCGGACATTGCGAGAGTAAGTTTCTAATGATACTCGTCCTACAGGCAACGCTTTCAATACATCAACTAGCGGGTCGGGCTTGGGTGCAGGGATGATGAAGCGGTCAAGCACTGGCGGATATGTCCCGTCATACCATACGTGCAGCGCATCGCTCACCTCTTGCTTAAAGGCTTCGTGCTGCTCGATGGCGCGGCATAGGGCTTCAATCGCGCTACTATCTCGCGTGAGGCTTGTAAACGTGCTGCCCTGCACTTCGTTCAACAGCGCCAGTGCTTTTTCTTCAGTTGTCATTTGCTTTGCTCCCGTTCCTTGCGGCGTTCTGCAAACGTCTTTCCGTCTGCGCCTCTTAAGGGCCATGCGCTGTCTGATGATACACGATGCGTCTTTCCCATAGGAGCTGCCTGCTGTGCCTTAATCATATCAAAAGCTCTTTTCTGTAGCGAACATAATTAAGACACCGACTAGCCATATTGTGACAAGCCAGAATTGTGTTTTTGATACCTTTTGCATTTTACGCCTCCCATTCAATTTCTGGCTGCACCAAGCTGCATTTTTTTGGAGCAATCCCATCTTCAAAAATGCGCCAGATTGAAGCGCCTCTCGCTCCCATCACATCAACCCAATTTTTAGCCAAGTTTATGGCATTGGATATGTCTTCTGCATGAAGCAAGAACCACTCGCCACGGTCATTTTCGACCGCAACGGTGAAGTTAATGCCTTGAGCAACCAAGGCCTTGCAAGCTGTTGGTGTTGCAGCTTCAAAAGCCTGCGAAAGAGAAAAAGAAAACATAGCGACCTCCTTTTGGATGGGCGAAATTGCCCGTGCGCTGTTTGCTGATGCCCTCTTATAAAAAGGCTATAATTATATGTAAAGCACTTTTTTCATAATACATAAAAAAGACGGGCTGCTAATGCAAACCCGCCCATTTCCGTTATACTAGCAATCGCGCTGGAACCTGTAATATCCAGCCATAATCAATTGCAGTCTGCACAAATCGATCTTTATCTAATGTGTGCTGACCTGTTGTCAGTTGCGCTTTCAAAAGCTCCTGGCTGGATTGTGCCACTGATTCATTGTAATGCCGACTAAGCCATTCCTGGCGGCTGCTCGCAGGCTTTGCTTTTCGTCGGTGGTCTAAATTAAGTCTTGATCCTCGTGCCATGTTTAGCTCTACCTTTAATCGTTGGTGAATTTTCACCCGTTCTACTTTTGCAATATGCAATGAATTTAGGCATGTTGAGGTTCTCTTTTTGCGTTCCCCATTTTAGATTTTCAGGGCGATTGTTCAAAGCATCTTCATCAAGATGGATAACAACAGCTTTAGGAAATGGGGGTGGGCCGTGAAAGGCTTCGCAAATTAGGCGATGAATTTTCATATTACCACGTTCTTTATGAAAAAGACCGTAATATTCATGCCGTGCAGTTTTAGAGGCTTTTCTTTTACAGCCGTATGTAGGAATTGGAGTGTAAGCCCGCAATCCGCCATGTGGCATTTGAGCTGTGCGCTCTGGAAAAATAACTCTACCCCATGATGATGCCATCATTCCAGATTGCGAAGGTATAGGTTTCCATGTTTCTTTTTCCATACCATTCGCAATCCATTAGAATTGATACGTTGTCAATCCTAAAAAGGAACATCCGAATCAAGGTCATCATCAAACGTAGTGTGCTGGTTCTGACTATGTGAATCACTTACTTGGCTTGAACCAGCTTCAGATCGCGGCGCTGTATCGATGCTTCCAACACGGACATTGAATTGCGGCTTGCCTTCGTATTCGTCGTGCGTCAGTTCGCCTGATACAAAGACCTTCGTGCCTTTCTTTAGGCTGCCAGCAAATACTTCCGCTGCCTTGCCCCACAAGCTGCACCGATACCAAACGCTGCCAGCATCTTTTCCGAATCCGTTCTTAACGCCAACGTTGAAGCTGAGAACCTTGCTGTCGCGGGTATCGCGCAACTCTGCATCTTTGCCTACGTTTCCCGAAATTGTGATATTTTGCATTGGTATTTCCTTTTATAGACCAAGAGCGGTTAGGTATGTGTCGAGAATGGCTTGATATTCCGCACGTTCATTTGCCTCCATTGCACGAAGGCGGATTACTGCGCGGACAATTTTGGCATCGTAACCATGCGCTTTTGTTTCGTTGTAAACATCGCGGATGTCGTCGCTGATGCTCTTCTTGTCTTCGTTCAAACGCTCGATGCGCTCAATCAAAAGACGAAGCTGTTCACTGTGTGGTTCACTCATATTCTTCACTCCATTTTACGTTATGTTGCGCCCCATACGCATACACAAATTCGATTAAATCTGACATCTGAGCCTTCGTTAGCTTCGATGTCTTAAAGCCTACTGGGAAAGGCTGGTCGTTTAAGCCCATTGTGAACATAACTTCATGCCCTAATGCTGCCATAAATATGCACTTCCAAACTTCTGGTATGTGATGCCTATCCTCTGGTGCTGCCCGACTAATGTCCGAAAGCATGGCCCACATCTTTGAGTTCTGATCGTCACTGCGCTTGGCTGCGCTGATCTTAACGACTGCATCCTGTGGAGCCTTGTCGATTAACTGGTGAGCCAATCGCCTTTGATATTCACCACGAAGCCAGACTGTTTGCGTCACTTGTCTTGAGCCTCTTTAATCTCACGAGCCTTTGGGCTGGCTTTGCAGAACGCTTCGATCATGGCCTCAATGTCGATGCCTTTCCAGAACGTCTGCTCGCCAACTATATGCTGGTTCCGGTGATGTTCGCTGCACAATGGAACTACTCGCCAATCATCTGGCTTTTGCCCCATTCCTGCACCGCTGCCATTACGAACGTGAGCGCATTCGATCGGCATCTGCTGGCAGTTGTCTACGCAGCAATGGAACGATCGAATGAAGTTCAGGTGGCCCTGTGAACGCCACCGCGATGAACGCTTTGGTTTCTTGGCGATGCGATTAGGCAGCATCTTCAAGTTCCAAGCTATACTCAGCGATATAGGTGGATTCGCCCCAGCGATTGACCACCTCTATCTTTTTGGTGTTGATTTTATGGCCAGCCTTTCGCAGATCATTAATCCGCGATGCAAGGCGATAGATACCAAGGTCGTTCCATGCTGTCATTGGGCGAATTGTTCCAACTGTCTTTAAGTGATCTAAAATTCTATCGTTCTGTGACATTATTGGTCTCCTAGTTTTGATAACGCTTTTACGTCTTCCTCGACTTCCATGAGAAAAATAAGAACCTCTGTTTCCAATTTTGACAGCATATCATCGTCACGATGCACCCGCTGGATGTAAAGCATAAGATGATCCGGCATCCGTGGGTCAAAACTTACAAAATCGCACCACTGCCTATTAGCGCAACGCATCTGCCATTGCATTTGGAGCAGATATTTATGTGCGACTTGGTTCGTTTTGAGCACTTCTATATGTGTGGCAGAGTTAGGGCATTTAATCTCTATGCATCCATCATCGCCCACAAGGCCGTCAGGGCTTGCGTGAGAGCCGATAATGGTCGGATGCTTATATAGCCCTACCTCAGTTACATCGTTGCCTGTAACGAAGCTGTAGGCAATTCTAGCCTCATCTTCCTTATCGACTCCCCATTGCATAGCAGCGCTGCGGATAAAGCCTTCCTCCTGCTGGCCCGTAAGCCGTTCGACTACAAGCTTTGCGCGAAGGTTAGCGCGTGATGATCCCCATCCTGATTTTGTCTTGGCTAGGGCATCTGCTAGTTGGGAAGCACCAAGGCTCCCACAACGTGCTGCGTACCATTCATCGCTGCGTTGGATGATTGCTGCGTCTGTCATGCCAGCTTCTTTTCTAATGCAGCCTTAACCACATCGAAGCGGGTTTCCTGCAATTCCTTAAGTGCGGTGATTTTGTAATGCTTGCAAAGCAAGGCCAAGTCAGTCTTGGTTGCGTCTACTAAAGCTTGCAATTCAGCAAACTGTTCGTCGCTGATAAACTTGATGCGTGGCGCTGGTTCGCTCTTGCCAGTGGTGGCATCCAGTGCGTCATGCTCGACAATGCAAAGGGCTGCTGTCCAAAGGTAGCGGGTGGAGTAGGTCTCACAAGCGCCAATGTTTTGAATCTCGTGGCAACCTTTAAGATTGGCTGAACCCATTGGGCTGTGAATGATGACCTGTGAGCCATCCTCAACATCGACGATGTGCATGGTCGCTGTCGTTTCCGAAAAGCTTATGATCGCGCATAAGCCGACATCGTTAAAGATGCGAAGGGCTGGAATCACAAAGTCGGCAAGCTCGAAATATTTATATCCGGCAAACGTGTTATGACCGGACTTTTTGAGCGGTAATGCGTGGAAGGCAATCCGCGCTTCATTAATCTTTTTATGAACTGGCATTGTGGTATCTCCTTTTATTTGCCAAAGCCCTTGTAATCAATTCACCTAAGATTAAAAGCATTTTTTATTATCAATCGAAAGAAAGTTTAAAATGACAAATGTAGAACAGGCGATTGCGGATTTTTTCAAGCTTGCAAAGTCGCATAAAATCAGGGCTTGCAAGATAGCGACCGAAGCTGGAATCACTCGCGTCACGCTGTCTAATTGGAAAAGTGGTCGCAACGAACCGACTCTTGGTGCCTGGCTGCTGGCTAATGAGGCATTGAGCCGATTGGTCGCACAAAAGATTAAGGCGTGAGGCGCTTCGGTAAATACCGTGCTGTTAAGTCTCAGTGCGCGGCTGGTCACATCCACGACAGCAAACGTGAGGCTGCCAGATGCAATGAACTTCACGATCTGCAAGCGGCTGGCGCTATCAGTGACCTGGTGATTCACCCGCAATATTGGTTCGTCATCAATGGCAAGCAGCTAAAGCACGGCAATGGTCGCCGCGTTGGCTATAAATCTGATTTCGAATATGTCGAAAACGGAATCCAAATTACGGAAGACGTAAAGGGAGTCGTTGTTAGGGATTGGCCCCTACGCCGCGCTGTCTTTATTGCGCTATTCCCTTACCACCATCTTCGTGAAACCAAATAAAAAAGGGTGACCGAAGCCACCCAGTATGTTTGGCAAGGAGGTACCAATCCGCGCAAGATACGCTGAAACGGCGCATCGGTCAATGATCCATAAATTCTCTTTTATAAATCACAAAATTCGATTATAGGAGAGCGAGCGGGGAGTGCCGAAAGGTAGTAAGGCACTCAACCCGCTCTAACAACGCCTAGATCAAGGAGGCATCGCTGTAATGAGTAATACACGCCACAGAACCATCGCGCAAGAGTTTGTGCAATGAGCGGTCTGCAATGGTTCAGACTATACCATAGAATAGTTGATGACGAAAAGCTGCGCTTGTTGGCTTTCGAAGATCGCTGGCACTTTGTTGCCTTATGCTGCCTCAAGGCTGATGGCCTTCTGGACTCACCAAATGATAATCTCAGATCGCGTAAAATTGCAGTCAAGTTAGGCGTCCAGTTGCGTGAACTAGATGAGATTGGAAGGCGCTTGCAAGAGGTCGATTTGGTGGACGAAAACTTGTCTCCAGTGGCTTGGGATGAGTTGCAATACAAGAGCGACAACAGCACAAACCGTGTAAAAAAATACAGGGAAAAACAGCAGCATAACGCTATGAAACGGGAATGTAACGTTTCAGTAACGCGCCAAGAGACAGATACAGATACAGATACAGAAGTTAATACTAACGTATTAACAGCAAAACGCAGGAGCGTTTCCGCTTCTAAACCTGATGGATTTTGTGACCAGCTTTGGAAGGATTGGAAGAACCATCGGAAAGCAGCATTTACTGAAACCGCGTTGAAAGGCATTGAGCGTGAAGCTGCGTTGGCTGGTTGGACGTTGGAGGCTGCAATTACGGAGTCCATCGAAAGAGGATGGCAGGGTTTTAAAGCAGAATGGGTAGAAGGAAAGAAGAATGGCACAGCAAATCGGACAACTGGTAAGCACAGAAACGACAACGGCTTTGCCGCAGCGCTTCGATATGTCGCGGATGGACGACCTGATGACCCGTTCTGATCTTACGGCAGCCGAATGCGATGAGCTACGATCCATCGCGCTGGCAATGCCTATTGAGAACATCCCAGTTGAAACCAAAGAGCTTGCCAAGCAGCTCCAGTTTATTGAGGCAACCCTGCCAAGCAAAAACACTGACGAGCAAAGCGGACAGATGCGGACAGCAGTCTATGCACGGATTCTTGGTGGCTACACGAAAGAAGCCCTAAGCTACATGACTGAGCGCGTCTGCAAGGAGCTTGATTGGTTCCCAACGCCTCGTCAGTGTTTAGCGATATTAGAAGAATACACTGCTCCGACCAGCAAAAAGGACAAGGCGCTGCGAATCTGTCTGAATCACGCAACGGAAAGGTTCGATGATTTTATCAGCAAGCTGCATTGCGGAGAACCTGTAGAGCTATCAGACAAGCCAGAGCGTTGGCTGCGTATTGCTGTAGAGCGCGGCTATCTTCGCTTCGCTGATGGTGAATATACAATAAGGTGAGCGCATCGACTAACTTAATGTGCGACCTGATCCGCTATCAATCAGGAAAGATAACACTGGATGATATACGCAAGCACTGGGCTAAAGGGCGATACAAAGGCGCACCCGAAGCCTGGGCGATTGCCGCGATTGAACACGCAAAACGACAAAAAGCGTAATTAAATGAAAAAAACGCTTTACAGAACAAACAGCCCTTTTTATAACGGGGCATCAGCAAGGGAATTATCCCGCCAACAAGGAGACTGATTGTGACACAGAACCTAACAGATCTAGCACAAGTTGCCATCGATGCACTAAAGGCATTCAACGCAGAGCGTGACCGCCAGCAACGTGAATGGGCGAAGTCACGCTTTGCTCAAGCCTTCCGTGGCAATGGCCCAGACATACATGAGTATCAGCATATCGCACTGCGCGAGGAAATGATTCGCTTCGACGAACAACCGCTAGAGACGTTGGAAGAACTGGTCTGGCTCAAAGAGATGGTAAATTCATAAAAGGAACGCACAAAATGTATTACGCAGATTTAATTATAGGATGGGCAAAAGACCGCAACCTTATCGAAGGCAGTGACCTGAAAAGCCAATTCGTCAAACTAATGGAAGAAGCTGGAGAGCTGGCTAACGCTATCGGCAAAAAGAACGACATAGAGTTTGCTGACGCCATCGGAGATATGTTCGTGGTTCTGACAATTATGGCAGCCCAAAATGGAATGTGCATGGAAGATTGCATAGCTAACGCCTGGGAAGAAATTAAAGACCGTAAGGGCAAGATGCTCGACGGAATTTTCGTAAAGGACGCATGATGTTTAAAAACGATTTTGATTGGGAAGAAGAAGAACAAGAAGTCGAGCTTGTTGACAGTCGTGGCATGACGCCTAGGCAAGCTAATCTGCTGGAAATTGAAGCGATTGCTAAAGCGCACTGCTTTACTCTGGAGGACATTTTAGGCCCACGTAAGTTTAAGCCATTGGTAGCAGTGCGTCGCAAGTGCATTGTCATGCTGCGCGAAAAGGGACACACCACCACAGGTATAGGCCGCATTATGAACCGCGACCACACGACAATCGTTCATTCTCTACAAAAGAGCAGGGCAGAAGCATGACGCCAGAAAAGCTAAAGCTTGCCCGTAACTACATGGGCTATAGCGTGAACGAAATGGCAGATGCACTGCGCCTATCGCCAGCAAGCGGAGGCACAACCATTCGTAAGATGGAATCCGGCAAGGTAAACATCACAGGGCCTATAATGGTGGCAGTCGATGCTATGCTGAAGGGATATGATCCGTTTGGATATGATGAGGAGGAAGATTGTGACACAGGCCAATAGCTATCAGGTAGGCGGAGACCACTACGCATCAAAGGACGTTCAGCCTTGGGAAGCTATGCAGGCATGGATGACCAAGGAAGCATTTGCAGGATATTTGCATGGAAATTGTATAAAGTATCTGGCAAGGTATTTGGACAAGAACGGGGTGCAAGATTTAGAGAAGTGCCAGCACTATCTAGCCAAGCTTATTGAGATTGAGGAAAGCGAAAGCAGCGCAAAAGTCGATAGGCATCAATTCGAAGCTGGTCGGCAGTCCTCTATAAATGGCGTACAGATCAACAATGCATTCAGAGCAACGATGCACAAAGATTGGCTTAAGGGCTATGACCAAGAGAAGGCAGAAACCAATGATTAAGAAACTCTCAATGCTCGCACTAATGGCGCTTGCTATATCAACTCCAGCCAAAGCTGGTGGCATCGATGAAACTGAAGTGAAGATATGTGAGATGCTGGGAGCCGCTGCAAATTCTGTCATGACAGCGCGTCAGTATGGAACATCTCCCATAGAGATACGTAATAGGCTGAAGGACATTCTTATTAAGAACGATATGATGTACGTTATGCCTATGATCGACATTTATATCACAGAAGCATATGAGCAGACAGCATACAGCACTGAGAAGATGAAGGACTGGGCCGCAGTTAGCTTTAAGTCTGATAAGGAAGCTGAATGCCTTCGCTATTACTTTAAGAACGAAGACGCGTGATATGTTTGTCTAAGCCTTGCTCTGGTGATTGATAGTCTCTATACTGATGTCACCAGACCTTATTGGAAGCTGAGATGACACCAAAGATTGAAACGCGCTTAGTCGCAGACCTTATTCCTTATGCCGCCAACAGCCGCACACATAGCGATGCACAGGTGGCACAGATCGCAGCCAGCATAAAAGAGTTCGGCTGGACAAACCCAATCCTAGTTGCAGGCGATGATACAATCATTGCAGGGCATGGGCGCTTACTAGCAGCACGAAAGCTGGCGTTAGTAGAAGTGCCAGTGATTGTCCTTGACCACCTAAGCAAGTCACAGCAACGCGCCCTAGTGATAGCAGATAACCAACTCGCCCTAAACGCAGGGTGGAACATGGATATGCTGAAGGCAGAGATTGAAGATTTGCAGCTAGATGACTTCGACCTAAACATCCTTGGCTTCGACGATAAGTTCCTTGATGGATTGCTGGAGCCAGAACCAACAGCAGGGTTGACCGACGAGGACGCTGTTCCTGAAGTGCCTGAAACACCAAAGACCGTGCTGGGTGACGTATGGGTGCTTGGCAATCATCGGCTTATGTGTGGCGATAGCACCAGCATTGATGCTGTAGATAAGCTGATGAATGGCGCAAAGGCTGACATGGTGTTTACCGATCCGCCATATAACGTCGCCTTTAATGGTAGAAGCGGAAAGCATGACGTAATCAAGAATGATGATTTGCCAAAGGTTGAGTTTGAGCAGTTTATCAGTGAAGTCTGTAATGTCATTCGCGCTGTAGACCCAAAAGTATATTATATCTGGTGCAACTGGAATTTTTACAGCGTGCTTCAAGGGCAATTGCCATACAAAGCGTGCATTGTTTGGGCAAAGAACGTTTTTGGCATGGGCAATGGCTATCGTCACCAGCATGAGTTTTGTTTGTTTAATGGCAAAATTGATGAGGTGATAAAGAACGAAAGCGACCTGTGGGAAATTAAAAAAGACAGCAAATACGTTCACCCAACGCAAAAGCCTGTTGCGCTTTCCGTTCGTGCATTTGGAAACCATGTAAAGCTACTTAATGTGCTAGACCTTTTTGGTGGAAGTGGTTCAACACTAATTGGTGCGGAGCAAACTGGACGCAATGCGTTCCTTATGGAACTGGATGCAAAATACTGTGACGTAATCATCAAGCGTTGGCAGGACTTTACAGGAAAGCAAGCTACTCACGCAGAGACGGGAGAGACATTCAATGGCTCACGTTAAACTGACAGCAAAGCAGGAAGCGTTCTGCCAGGGCATCGCTGATGGACTAGGCCAAGCGGATTCATATCGCGCTGCTTATGACGCGGAGGAAATGAAAGAGAACAGCGTTTACGTTAACGCATCCAAGCTGATGAAGAACGCTAAGGTGACGCAAAGAATTTCCGAGCTGCGTTCAGAGGTGCAAGAGAAGCAGCTTTGGTCGCGTGAAATGTCTGTCAAAGCATTGGTTGCTGCGTATCGTGAAGGCTCTGGTGCGG